TCTCTGCCATTGATGTCCCTCGATTCTGGCGGGTCCGCGTCGATCGACGCGGACCCATATCCGCTGGTGGGCCGGTCGGGCAAGGTCATGAGCCGGGCAGAAATCCCACCCAGCGGGACGGGTTACACCGGGTCGTATACAACCTCGCGGACGCCGTTGACGTCGGTGACGCCGAACGCCTTGTAACCCCAGATGCCGACGTCGACCCACGCCACGCGCCACTGCAAGTCGATGCGCTGCGGCGCCGACGCCCACGCGCACACCTTCTCGCGGTCGAACATCCACGACGTCGCGGCGACGATGCCGGACGCGGCGGTCGCCCACGCGGGCACCCACAGTTTGCCGTGCGCGTCGATCGACGTGTACCCGCGGGCGGTCTGCCCGTTGGCGTTCTGCGGGTTCAGCATCGGGTACAGCCGGCGCCCGGCAGTGTCCTTCGCCGCAGCCATCGCCTTGTAGAGGTCCACCTGCGTAAACACGGTGTCGAAACGGTCGCCGCCGCGGACGTATTGCAACGGCACGAGCGCGGCCGACAGCGCCTGGTCCAGCGCCGAGTCGACGGCAGCGGTGGTGATCACGATGTCCGCGATCGACGCGGCCAGCAGAGCCAGCTGGGCGACCACGAACGCCTCGAGAGCTTCGTAGTAGCCGCGGACCATCTGCCGCCAGATAAGACCCGACATCTGCGGGTTGCCGCCCTGGTCGAAAGCCTCGCGGGTGATCTCGACCTTGCCCGACACCGCGGACGGGGTGATGGTCTGCGCGGTGGCGGTGAACGTGCCCGGCGTTGGTTCGGTACCGGTCACGTGGTCCGCGACCAGCCCGGTAGCCGTGTTGAACTTCGGGATCACGAATGGGGTGATGTCCGTGAGGGTGCCCTTGTTGACCGCATCCCAGACCGGGTATTGGTACTCCATCTGGTCCACGTACATGTCCGGCCGGTTGGTCGGGTAGTTCAGGTTGACGACGTTAGCCGGGGTGATGGCGAACTGGCCGACCGGCTGCTGGGCGCCGAAGTCCTGCGCTTCGAAGTACTCGCGGAGGAAACCCTCAGCCCGGTCGCGGGCGCCCTGGTCACCGTGCTGCCATCCGGCAAACAGGTCAGCCGAGAAATCGTGCGTACCCTCACGCAGGTTCCCGCGGCGGTCGAATCGGTACGGGGAAGCCTCGCGCACCTGCACCGTCTGCCGGTGCGGCGACACCGTGACCGGGCCGGTCGGCAACGGCTGACCGGCCGCGGCGAGCTGTAGCGCGGGCTGCTGATTCTGCGCGATCCACTGCTGGAAATTCTCGAAGGTGGCGCCGTTGGCCGGCTGCGGCGGCGCAGGACTCGGAGCAGGACTCGGAGCAGGACTCGGGGCCGGCGTCGTCGGGGTGGTGGTGAGCTGACGGGCAAACGTTGCGCAACTGATGTTCGGCGCGTGCCTGTGCCCGCAGTACTGGCAGGGGTCCATCTGTCCTCCGTTGTGTGATGCGGCCACTCGGGTCACGCGCGCGTCATCAAACGCGGGCATGTAGGTGGTGCTGGTCTCGCGCCACGAGGCGCGGACCACCTCGTACACGTCGTCTTCCTCGTTGTACTCAAGGTCGCCGCCGTCAGGATTGAAATCAAAATCGACGCCGATAGACAGACCGGAGTACAGCCCGTTGGCCGCGTCGTACAGCAGCTGGTCACGCTGCGTCTTCGCAGCCGAGCCTTCCGGGCCGTCCAACACGGCTAGCTCGACCATGGGGCCGGCCGGCGTGTCCGTGACCTTGCGGTGGAAGCCAACCGGGGTGCCGTGATCCACCAGGTGCGCCATGCGTTCCGGCGTCGAGTACTCCAGCGAGCCGGGCCGGAACCGCACCCGCATCCCGTACTTCGTGGCCACCGCGTTGTACGGCACTGCCAGGCCGGTGATCGTCCGGGCCTGCTGGTCAACGGTCGGGGCGGGGACGTCCCCGGCGGCGAAGTCCTGCGCGGCGAACGTTGCCGCCGGCCGGCCGTTGTCGAAATGCGCCGACGGACGCGCCGACAGTTGCGGCGCCGCAGCCTGCGCCGGCTGCGCTGCGGGCACGGTCGGCGGCGGACCGGACAGTCCAGCCCAGCCGCGGATCTCCGCGGCGTCAGTGACTCCCATGTCCTTCAACGCTCCCCAGTAGGCTGCCTGCTCGGTCGGTGACGATTTGAGGTAGTCGGTCAGATCGAACTGCGCGGTGTACCCATAGCGGGTCACGTCGCCCATGTTCAGCCGGTCCGTCACCGCGCGCATATACGGCCCGTACACGCGGTTGATCTTGTCCTGTTTGCGGTCCACCGCATTTTGATACGTCCGCGAGGTGGTGGACACGCCTAGGTCTTCCGGATCGACGCCAAGCCCGTTCGCCAGCGCCAGGTTCGTCTGCTGCTGTAGGTCCACCAAGGTGAGATCTTTGGGCGACGGCGACGACACCTCAGCACGTTTCAACGCGCCCGGGATGTACCCGAACGGACGTACGGTGCGCATCGCGCCGAACTCCGCGAGGAACGCCTCGATCTCGTCGTCATCGAAGGGGTCCACGTCCGGGCTGTCGTTGTCGGTGAAGTACTCCCGCAGCGCCGGATTGTTGGCGTACATCTCCGTCAGGGAGTCCAGCTGGCGGGCGATGCGCACAGCGCGACTGTTCGCCCGCAGGATGCCAGGGTTCGGGGAGTCAAACCGGATCATGTCGGCGGCGGGCACCTGCTCCGTCTTGCCGGCATCGTCGGTGACCCACACGTAGCGGGTCGCTGCCTCGCCCTTGACCTTGCCGGACGGGTCAGTCAGCGACACCCTGCCGGGCTCGACCCGGCGTACCGACACCGGATACCGCTCGAAATCTCGGCCGGTGACCCGCCACCACGCGATCGACTCAAACGCCAGATCTTCGATGGTGAACGCCAGGTGAACCACGTTCGGCACGTCAGGATCGAACTGGCGGAACAGCGCCGACGGCTGCACGTCCAACCCGCGATACAACTTCAGCGGCAGGGTCGCGATCGAACACAGCTCATTACGGCCACGCTGCACAGCGGGCACCTGCATGGCCTCGTCGCGGTTGACCGGTCCGGTACCGGAGCGCATCGCGGACAGCATCCGGTCGATCGGGGCCGGCGCCGTATCGAACGTCGCGGCGGCCGGCAAATCAAGGGTGATCATCTTCGGGACGCTCAGAGAGTCACGCACGACCTGTCCGACCGCTGCCAACCATCCCATGATCGGAAGTGTACGGCCGACCGACAGGAAAACTTGTCGTACTACACCGTGGGTCCGACATGTATCCGTCGGGCGCCGGCACGCAGCGGGGGAACAGTCCGGGCAAGGTGGACAGCGCCGGCCGTCGCGTACATCGCATCGCAGTGGCCAGCGCCGCGGCGAGTGAACACCCACCGGTCACCCGACCACAACTTTTCAGCGTGTTCCGCCTGCGCGTCCAGTAACGCCTGCCCGGAGTGCACAAACGCGCCGGCTGACACCTGCTGGGCGAAACCCATGCACACGGCCGGCGCTTCCGCGCTCAGCTCCGCAACGCGGGTGCCACGAGGCGCCCACGACTTGCCGGCGCTTTTCGACCGGTCTTTCAGCTGCGCTGCGAGGGTCGCCGCGGGTCCACCGGGGAACCATCCGAACGAACGCGGCCGGATCCTGGCAACCCATCCGGGCAGGTCACGCAGGCATTCCGCGACGGCCTGCGGGCCGTCCCACGACGCGACAACCTCACCGCGGACCGTGCCGTCGCCGGCCGCCGCAACGGCCAGCGTCGCGTGTTGCAGGTCTAGCGACACGTCGACCACCGCACCGAGGCGCCCGCGCTGCGTAAGGTCGATCGGCGCCGGCCGGTTACCGGCAGACCAGCCGGCCGGATCGATCGCAGGGTCAAGCTGCTCCACCGACATGCACAGCACCTCGGTCAGGAAGCCGTTCAGGTCGGCCGGGTCCGCGCCCGGTTTCGCCACCCGGCGTGCCTGCTTCGCGATGACCTCCGGATCCATGCGCCGGCCGTACTGCGGGTTCGCTGCGGCGTGCGCTGCCGTGTCCGCGGGATGCGAACCGGGTGGCGCCGACCATTCGTACAGCGCCAGGGACACGTCCGTCACGCCCGCGGCCAGATCGTCCAACGCGTCGTTGCGTAGCGCGTTCAGAACTACAGACCGCGAGTCGCCCATGTTCGTGATGTAGATGCACTGCGCGTTGCGGAGCCCGTTCATCGCGTAGTTAGCGGCCCGGTACGCGTCCCATGTGCGTTGCTCGCGGAGCTCGTCACCGATCTGCCGCGGGATCGTCTTACCGCGCCCGCCCTTACTGTTGGACGCCCCGATCTTGTAGACGGACCGGTGACGCGTCAGTAGCACCTGCTGGCCGTTGCCGATCCGCTTGTGCTTCGGCGCCGGAGGCATCATGTCGGCCAGTTCTTCGATGTCCTCCGCGAGGCTGACCGCAGCTTCCCATGCCTCTTTCGCCTGCTCGAGATCGGTGGACGTGCCGAACACCATGCGGTGTTTCTCCACGAACATCCAGTACAGCGCCAGCACCTTGCAAAGATGGGTCTTGCCGTTCTGCCGGGCGACGATCACCAGCACCTGCCGGAACCGCGGCCGGCCGTCCTCGAGAATTTCGCCCAGATGAATGACCAGCCATTGCTGCCACGGGTCGAGCGGTTCCCGCAACACCACCGCGGCGAAATGGATCACCGCGTACCCGTAGCTAGTCCGCGGCGAGAGCTTCCGCAACGGCCGGGTCCACCGCCGCGGCGTAATCGAGCCCAGAGGTAGGGGCGCCGGCAACGGCGTCTCTCTCGAGCTGGGCGAGGGCGCCAGCTGCAAGGGTCGGACCACTCGTACCTCCCCCGCTGTGTACCGCTGGCCGCGCGCCGGGCGACATGCCCAGCCTGTCTAGTGTCGCTTCCAGCCGGCCTCCCAGCCGGGAGATCTCGAGCACGACGCGAGCGTGTGCGGCGCCGTCTTCCGCAGCATCACCGTTGACCAGCGCATCGAAACAGTCGTCCAGCGCGGCGGCGTACCGGTGCGCGAGGGCAACGGTCACCGCGTCGCGTGGCAGTACCAGCGTGTTCTCGAGGGCGGCGTCAAGCTGGCCGGTCAGGTTCACCGCGGCTCCGGGAACGGCGCGGCAGGCCCGCAGTACACGAGCGTGATCCACCAGCCCGACGGCGCCGCGGCACTTCGGAACGGGGTATGCGCCAGCGGGTCGATGGAGTCCCTGACGGGCACCGGTTCCGCGCCGTCGCACAGCGCCATGACGAACCCCGAACATGACAGGTCGCCGCCAGCCGCGATCTCGGCGTATCCGGTGATGATGCTACACATCGTGATCATCCGTTCCGGATCGCTGCGGATCCGCCAGGGGGAGAGAAAAACAGGGCGGGGTGTCCATGGGTCCCCCGGTCCGGGAAAAATCCGCCGCGATCGGTCGCGATCGCACGCACTCGCCGCGGCACCCGTCGTCATCGCACTCGCACACACGCGCGCGCATCGGGATCATGGGCGCACCTTCCGTCCAACGCTTCACGGTCGCCTCGCGCGCGACCGCGCGCAGCAACTGCGAGCCTCGGGCGGACCAGGGCCTCTTGTTCGGGTCGATGCCTCGCGCGCTCACCTCGCGCTGCCTGATCGCGGCGCACAGACGCGGCGGGTGCGGCAGCTCAGCACCCTCGCAGTAGCAAACAACCAGCCTGGTCATGATGTGTGCACCACAACGTCCAGCGGTGGGCAGCTGAGGTAGGCGCCGTGGACGTGCGCGTCGCCCAGCCCACCCGCCCCGCACATGCACATGCGCAGCGCCAGGTGTTGCTGCCTGATCGCAGCGCACAGCCGTGGCGGATGCGGCAGGTCATCACCCTGACAGCAGCACGGCGTACCTGGTTCGGTGATGTCGTGTAGTTCGCCTGTCTGTCTGTCCATCCATTGCCACGTGTAGCTCATGGTCACCACCTGGTGATTGGTACGGCCGGGGGGTCGGCCGTAGTTGTGGGGTCGCCTATGTGCAGGTTGCAGGCCGGGCACGCTGCCACGATGTGTCGTGGGTCATCACCTGTAACGGACCTGCCTAGCGTGTGATGTGCATGTGTCGCTACTCGGGTGCACGTGTGTGGCGTCGAGCGTTGGGCGCGCGCGCACCATCCGTCTGTGTGTGCCCTGCATCTGGCTTTGTCCCTGGTCAGCACGGCAGTACGCATGTTGCGCCATGCGCGCGTGCTGCCGTGCTGCCATCCGTATGCCACGTCTATCAGTGTCGCAAAC